CTGGCTGTGCGGCGAGCCGCCGTTTCCCGAGGGTGCCCGCTCCTCGAATAGCTCCTGTGTTCTCATGAATATCTCCTCCTCGATGATCGCAGGGTGGCTCTGCGTGATGATCCAGTTTTTCCTGGGCCTGATTTTTCCGGTCAGGTGATTGGTTCGATTGAAGATCGTCTTCCCGGTGTACACCTCGTTTTTCAACGTGGCCGCGACGAGATTCTTGTTCCATTTCTTGAAGTCGCGCCTCAGCCGGGTGCTCTCATTCAGCTGCACGGCAATGAGTTTGCACCCCATCCCCGCGACGTAGAGGTCGAAGATCTCGCGCACGATCTGCGCCTCATCCTCCAGGATGGTCAGACGCTTGCGCTTGCCCTCCGGCACGGCGGAATAGCCGAAGGGAACCCGGCCCCCATTGAAAAATCCGTCCCGCGCGTTCTTCGTCATGCTGCGCAGGGTGTCGGCGCTGATCTGGCGGCTGAAGTGCTCGTCGATGACTTCCAGCATCGACTCCATCATCCAGCCGGAGTCCGTGTCGCTGTCGAGATCGATGTTGACGTAAACCACCCGGGTCCCGCGTTTCTTCAGCTGCAGCTTGTGGAAGGCCGCGTCGACCTTGTTGCGCGCGAAACGCGACGTGCTCCAGCAGATGAAGTAGTCCACGTGATGCGTTTTGCAGTACGCCACGGCATCCTGGAAGCCCGGGCGGTCGTCGGTCCTGCCCGATATCCCCGCGTCGCAGAAGACCTGGAGCACGCTGGCGTCCAGCCCTGCCGCCCGCTTGTGGCACTGCTCGATCTGGCTCTCGATCGGGAGCCCCTCCTCCGCCTGGCGCAGGGTGGAAACGCGGGTGTAGATGATGGCCGTCGCTTTATTCATGGGCACAGTTTACCCACGTTTTTTGGTTTGGAATAGATTAAAAATCCATGTTTTTTAATACATTACGTCGATTGCCCCCCGTTCCGTTCCACTACGAACCACCAAAGAAAAACCCCGCCGAAGCGGGGTTGGTAGAGTGTATTGCTACCTTATTCTCTACTGCGAAATTCTGACCATCTTGCTGCGCAATGACAGCGGAACGTCATCCAGAAGCATGATTCTGGCGCTCGGCTCAGATTTGGCTCCTTCCTCCTCAGGCTTATTCTCGTTCAGGGTGACATTTATCTCGTTGGTATCCAGCTTCCACATGGCACCCGTCGCGGGATCGACGATCAGCCAGCCGATGAGCGCTCCAAACAGTAAATTGCCGCCGATGTACCAGCCATTGACCTTCGTGTCGACTGATATGGTGTGATCGGCATATCCATCTTTTCTAATGACAACAGAGTATTTCTTGCCGCTGAAATACCCCTTCTTTTTTTCCAAAGGCAGTGCGGTTGGGGTTTTGCCTTCAAATATCTTGGTGCCTGTTTCATCTGAGATCGATACATTTGCCTGATCTGGGGCGCTGCGTACATTCAGTGTTTCTGGAGCACTTTGCCCCATGATTGTGGCGCAACCGGTGAGCAGTGCCACGGTCCCAAGGACACCGATGGTTTTCATTTGGTTTTTTTTCATATACTCCTCTTGTAATTCAAGTGATTATCAATGATTGAAGTCACCATATAGCCCAGAAAAAATGATGAGCTGAGACATTAAACAGCGGAGTAATATGATAAAGAAACTGTAATTTCTTACAGCTAGACAGGGGAGAAAATGAGAACCCCGCCGAAGCGGGGTTCTTGGCTGAGGGTATGGGAGAGCTACCCGATGGCGGCCTCGATCTCGCCGCAGGCCTCGTCCACGAGCTGCTTGATCGGCCGCATGAGCGATGCCAGCAGGTAGGTCTCGACGTCCACCGGCGAATTCTCGGAGGCGGCGATCAGCACGATCAGCGCGCCGAGCTGCAGGCGCGCCTCCTCCAGGCGATCGGAGGCGGTGACCAGGGATTCGCGCTTGCTCATGGCCTGGCCCTCCCGGGAAGGCCGCTGTCGATCTCCACCAGCGCGTTCATGATCGCGTCCTGGATCGGCTGGATCAGCCAGTAGAGATCTTCCGGGTCGAGGTCGTTGCGGGCGCCGGAGAGCAGCTGCTGCAGCGCCTCCAGGGCGTGGGCCGCCTGCTTGAGCGACCCGTAGGCGCTGGCGACGGCTGCGACCAGCTCCCGGACGGGGGCTGGCGTGGTTGTGACGTGGGTCATGATGGTTCCTTGTGATTGATGTTTAGTCAATTGCCCCGGAGGGCGGCCGGGCGCTAAACACCGTCACAAGAAACGGCGGACTTCTTCCCCTTGCGGGTCTTGTATCCGTCGCACACCCGGCCATTGAGGTGATTTTTGCCCGGAGGAGCGAACTCTGGGCGAAAAAATACCACGGCTGACGGGCGTGGGCGGCTACCGTCTTGTGTCAGTGTGTTTAGCACTTGAGGAAAGGGTAAGGCAGGGGATGGAAAAAGTCAATATGATGCCATTGACATGATTAGGGCGCCCCGGTACTATGCGAAATGGTTATTTCGGCGTAGGCGGCCCTGGCAGAGCCTATACCACGGAAATCACTTTGTAGGAGGGGGTGACAGCGAAAATAAAAATGCGTACCACAGTGGAAAAACCCTTTCGAATCGTAGAAGATGGGCGGAAATGATGAGGGTCCCGGTACTGGTGGTACCGGGACCTTCGAAGATGAACCCATCCGCTTGGCTCGCGGAAGCATAGATAGCAATGCAGGGCTATCAAGGAGGATTCACATGATCACGAAAGTCTGAGGGGCGGGGGCAGAAACTGCCCCCGCCCCTTTCCTATTGATCGATCGAAGTGTAAGTCATCTCCATGGTGGCGCGCAAGCCGGATCCGAGCTTCCCTATTGGGCACAAATTAGCATTATGCTAATATCTGCAAATGTTCAGGGTCGAATATACCCGTGAGGCCTTCAAGGTCCTGAGATCGTTGCCGCGCAACATGGCGGCCACCATCCGCGGAAAAATCGGCCAACTCGCCAGCGATCCACATCGGCCGAATCCACATGTGCGAAAGCTGGAAGGCCGCCCAGGGTTCCGGCTGCGGGTCGGAGATTGGCGGGTGATCTATGAAATCGACGGGGACCGCTTGGTCATCATCGTCCTGGCGGTCGGTTCACGTGGAGGGATATACAAATGAGCGGCATCCAGTTTATCGAGCGGGACGGGAAGCGGGAATACGCCATCGTTCCCATGGAGATATTCGAGCGCCTGGTGCAGGTCTCGGGTGCGATTGATGACGTCGCGCTCTATGACCAGGCCAAGGCGGCGGATGACGGCGCCCGCGTGCCGGACGAGGTCGCAGGCGCCATACTCGAGGGAATGCATCCGGTCAAGGCATGGCGCAAGTACCGCAGCCTGACGCAGCGGGCGCTGGCCGAGGAGGCGAAGATCAGCAAGCCATTCCTCAGTCAGATAGAAAGCGGCAAACGGGTGGGCACCATAGCCGTGTTGGCCGCGCTGGCCCGCGCCCTGCAGGTGCCGGTGGATTTCCTGGCCGACTGAATCACCGTCTGCGCACCCGCAGCGTCGCGGTCACGGCGAGATGCTGTGAATCGGGGGCCGCGTCCGCGGTGCAGCGGAATCGATAGTCCGCCCCGTCCACCCCGCCCACCACTTGCTGCAGTACCTGGCTGCCGCTGATCTGGGGCATGCCGGAGCGCATCGACGCAGCCTCGGGGTCGGCGCCCGACACCTCCCTGGTTTATCTGGCCGGAAAACATGACACGACGATCTGCTTGAGCAGGCGCCCCTCTTCGTCGTAGCGATCCCATCGCGCCTCGCGTATGCCCGCCTGGCTCAGGTGATGGCGGATCGCGGTCGCTTCCCGCCTCGTGGGCCCGCGTTCCGCTCCGTGAATCATGACTACGCCGGGCGCCGTCTCCTCCACGAAACAGTAGAAGGCCACCTTGCCCGGGATGCGGCGCGTCTTGTGCACCCGGATAACGCCGGAGCGGCCGGTGGCCCACGTCAGCGTGGTGCGGTCGATCAGGTGATTGTGATCCATACCCGTTCGCCGGCTGTGAGCGCCGCCTGGATCTTCTCGAACAGGGGAACGAAGGCCTCGCGCGAGCGCCCCAGCCACGCATCGTCGGGATTGCCGTCGTCGGCGCCGACGAGGATGCAGCCCTCGGTGTCGGCGGCGGTGTTGCCGGGATGGATGCGTATGCCGGTGAAGCCCGGCACGTCGAGCAGCAGCGGCAGGGGCCGCTTGAACCGGTTGGAATGCGTCACGACCACTTGGTACCGTCCGGCCGGAATGGCGGTCTCGCCGGCGATCTTGCGTTCCCGCTCCTGGTCTTCCAACGTGTAACATTCCAGCAGGTAAAGGCTTCCCGCCGTGTAGCCGGCGGTTTCGTGTTTTCGTGTTAACAGCATCTCCATCATCGGATCCTCGACTCGAATTCCGCCATGAGGGCCTGGAACAGATAGGTGGGCGTGCCGTTTCGGGCGCCTCCCGAGATGCCGTCGCGCATGGCGACGGGTTTCGTGGTGTTGCGCATTGCGAGTTCGCGCATGGCTTCCGCCTGGGCGCGCAGCAGCAGCAATCCCCGATCCTCTTTTGTCACCGTCGTATGCGCGGCATCCTCCGCGACGCGGTAGGCGGCGAAATAATAGAATCGGTAGATGGCGCCGAGGCTGCCGATCTGATGCGATGTCGGCGCAGGTGACAGATGCAGTTCGCGCACGTCGCCGGCGATCACCAGCTGAGCATCCGGCAGCGGCCCGGTCCATTCCTTTTCCCATGGACGCGGCGCACGAGCCATGCCCCACAGGGAAGACTTGAACGCTGCAATGTCCGGCGGAGCGGCGTATATGCACTGCTCCGCCACCAGCGTGACGCTGCCCAGCAATGTGCGCGGGCGGACGCGGGCCATGTCCAATGCGGCGACGTCGAGATGGCGGCCGAAATCGGCGCCGTCCTCTCCCGCGAAAATCTCGGCCACATCGTGCAGGCTGTCGGCGAGATCCGCTACCAGCTCGGCACGAGACATGATCTCCGGCATGGCCGTGCGCTACTCCGCCCGCTTCAGGATCTCTTCCGCCACCGCGGAGAGCACGCCTTTGCGTGGCGCGGCACTCAACTGCTCGAGCTGACCGAGCTGGTCCAGATCGGCCTGCGACAGTGCCGGCAGGGCCGCGACGATCTCGGGCACCTTGCCCTGCAGCAGCTCCGCCAGCGGATCGGGCGACGGGACGGAATTCTCGATGGACTCCGGCTCAGGTGGAGGCGGCAGGAACTGCGCGGGGACGTCCCGCTCGTCGAAATGCCGGGTTTCCCCCGGCAGCACGATGCAGGCACCGACATAAATGGGCAGCTTGCCGGAGTTGTGTACTGGCACTCTCATATGCGTCTCCTGGTGGATACCCGCCAGCTGGCGGGTATATATGCTATCGGTATGGGATTATCGCGACACGCGAGCCGTGGTGCTGTACAGCGCGATGGAGGTGTAGGCCCCTTTCAGCTGCGTGGGCGTATGCAGCACGATGAACTGATCGCCGTAGGCCTCCTTCTTGCCGGTGAAGCGGCCGTTGTTGTCGCGCTGGTCCTGGAGCTGCCCCATCGCCCAGGGCTTCATCATGCGGTAGCGCGTCTGGCCGCGCTCGCCGATGATGATGCGCTGGTCGCCCATCGCCAGGCCCGGCGCCGTGGTGCGGTAGTTCGGCACGTCCTTGACCCTCCCCAGGTTGCCCTCGCTGTCGAGATCGGTGCCGTTGCGCTTGCCGGATTCGACGAAGCTTCGCGCCTGCTCGATCTGCGTGCGGATGGTGCCGCTCATCAGCCCGAAGTTCGCCACGTAGTAGCGGTCGGCCTCAATGACGTTCTTGCGCAGCCCGTATCGATACAGGAAGCTGTCCCAGAAGAGATCCGTGGCCACCGCCCCCTGGTCGGTGTCGAAACGGTAGGCGTTGGTGGTGTAGTGGTAGGTCGCCACGATGGCGTGCCCGCTCGTCACGTTCGCCACGGCCCCGAGCTGGTTCACGAAATGGATCTCGCCCAGGTTGTAGTCCAGCCACCAGTAGGTGCCGGCACCCTGTGTGCCGGTGAAGTCGTATTCGTTGATCGTGACGCTGTTGACCTTGATGGTGATCGGGTACAGCGTGCTGCCCACCTGGTTGCCCTGCAGGTCGAATACCTTCTTCGGCCGCACCACCGGAAACTGTGCCAACGGCCAGATGCTCTTGCTGCCGTTGCCGCTGCCCACCGCCTCGTTGACGATCGCGGCCGCGCCGAACTGGTCGGATGCGTTCAGCACCTCGTTGAAGATCAGGCGCTCGCCATCCTCGCCGATGATGCGCGTGGCGTTGCGGGCATTCTCGGCCACCGCATCCCAATTCAGGATGCCGTTGTTGGTGAGATAGCGCAGTTCATCCGATACCTCGAAGGCGATTTTCTGCGGGATGGGATAGGCCGTCTCGCTCGTCTGAATCACGCCGGCGCGCTTGATGGGGCCACCCTCGTAGACGCGGGTGTGGTCGATGCCGGCCGCGGTGAGATCGCGATAGCTGTAGGGGATCAGTGCCGTGGCCGAGAAGGGCGACACGTCCACGTTCACGAACTGCAGACCGATCATGGTATAGAGCGCATCGCGGATCACGGTGCGCTCGAAGATCGCGGGTACGGAGATGTCCGAGACCACGCCGGCGCCGGCGGCGAGCTGCTTGTGCTCCGCATGCAGCCTGTGGCCGTTGGCGCCGTCGAATTCCTTCAGCACCTTCTCCACGAAAGCCTTGTTCGCCTCCTGCAGCTTGCCGCCGGTCGTGGCGTAGCGGCGCGAATCCGGCAGGGTATCGAGCCCCAGGCGCTTGTCGACGGATTCCTGCAGCGACTTGACGGTGTTGCCGGAGTCGACGTCGATGTGCACGTTCCCTGCAGGCCAGCTGAAGCCCATCGTGGCAAGCTTCTTCGCTGCAGCGATCTTGTTGCCCTGGGCGATCTGCAGCGCCGCGAGCTTCCTGATCTGGTCCTCGCTCATTTCGGGAGTGATCAGGGCGAGCGCGCCTTCGGCAAGCTCTTTTTTCGTGTCCTCGTCGAGGCCTTTCTCGGCCTGGATTGCTTCCGTCAGCAGTTTCGCGTGGCCGGTGCGCGTCTCCTCGAGCTTGCGCGAGGCTTCCGCCTGGCGCGTGGCCTCCGCCGCCATGAGTTTCTTAACATCCTCGGCGGTGAGGCCGGAGGCCAGGTTCGGCGCCTCGATCGACAGCTTGATATTTCTGTCTTTTCCGTCCTTTGCAGAGATCTCTTCACCCAGTTTCTTGCCAGACTCGGCAAAAGCCTCCATCAGTCGTTTCGCCTGGGCCTCGTCGGTGACCGGCGCCACCGCCGTCTCGAACGCGGCGAGCAGCTGAGCGCGGATCGGCTCGGACAACGCCACGATGGCGGCGAGTGTCGCGGCCAGGGCCTCGGATAGCTTTTTGTGCATGGTGTGGATCTCCTGTAAGAGTAGGGATTGCAGTTCGGGATGGATCAGCGTCGGTACGCCGCCGCTGTCCTCGGACAGCTGGATGGGATCGAGGCGCTTGACGACCGGGCGCGTCACCAGCCCGGCACCCATCATGACGGCCCCGTGCCTCTGCCCGGTCTCGTTGTCCTGGAAATTCTCGTGGTATTCGATGGAGCTGTAGACGTAGCCCTTGTGGCGGATCGCCTCGACGCCGTAGGGCGTCCACGCCACCTGGGCGCGCAGCCTGTCGCCCTCGAGCTTGACCTGCAGGATCCTGCCGGCCGCGCCGGCGTCCGGCCGCGCCGGCGTCCGGCCGGTGCGCGACGTCGTAGAAGATGTCCTGCCCGTACACACGCCGCTCGAAGTTCTCGACAATCTGCTCGAGCATGCTGCGGCTGATCTCGAACTGCCCGTAGCGCGGATCGTGGAATCGGCCGGTGCGCGTGACCGTGACCCAGCTCGTCGACTTGCCTTCCTCCAGCGTCACATGGAGCCCGGACAGGAATCGCACTGTGCCGGAGCGGCTATCGGATAAGCGGATGGTGCGCGGTTGCATGGCTGGCCCTTTCATGGAGTCCAGCCGCGGGTGAGCGGGAGGGGGGAGCGATCCGCTGACCGCCCATCCACGTTGGACTGAGCGGGATGATCAGCGATTGCACAAGCCGGAAACAGGGAGGATTGCGGCGCACAAGGCGGTAGCACGGGCGCCGAGCCTTGATACGGCTTGATACGGGTCGGCTGCGCACAGGTTTATCCACAGAAAATGTGGATAATGAAATCATGAAAAGAAAAAAGCCCGCGTGGGGCGGGCTTTCGGGAACCTATGGCAGGGGCGTCACGCCCGGATTTGCGCCATGTAGTGATTGTTACGCTTCTTGTGCAGCCGCAAGGATTCGATCTCGGATTGCGTCAGCATTCTCGATCCGCTCGAGGTAGCGTGCTTCGGACTCCGTGAGGAACTCGAAACCGTAGCCGTAACGGGCTTTCCACCATTCTTCAAGACTGTTTCCATGCTTTTGTCTCAGTTGCGTGAGCGTTGCGGGCGACAGGCTCAATTTTACGGAATAAGCCTTGCCTGTCAATGTCGTGGCAAGCAGCACCTGTCCTCCTCGATTCTCGATGAAGCCGCGAAGATTCGCCAGGGTGCCGCCTTGCCCGATGAAATCATCGACCAGAAGATAGTTCATGCCGCGCACCACTAGGCCGTCGAACAGCGCGGGGGTGGCAAGGCGATAATCTCCTTTTGCGCCTGTATGGCTGACTCGATTGATTTGTACGATGTCACTCTCGGAAGCAAGGTCCAGCGTGCGGCCAATGATTCCCGCCAAGGCCGTAGGGATGACGTTTTCCCCCTGCTCCTCGATGGCGCTGACGGCGACGAGGGTTGGCCTTGCAGTTCCGACGGCATCCGCAATCCTGCGGATGGCCTCGGGATTGTGCATGTCACGTACGAGGTGCGCCGCCGCCGCGATGTCCCCGGATTTGGCGGCCAGATAACCCTCGTGCCCTTTGACGGTGGATATGTCGGCGTGAATGATCACGTCCGAAAAATCACGCCACGGCGATCTGTCGGGATGTGGGGTATGCAAGGCTGGCTTCACAGGGTGCATTCTAACCCTTGCCGAGGCAGTCTTCCCTGGTACTGCTCGCTTCTGGGCCTTGGCCATTCCCTGCTGCGATCTGCCTGCATCGAATGCCTTTGCCTTGTTGACCCCCAGGACTCCCTCGCGCTGCGCCGGCGTCATCCTCGCCAGGACCTCGGCGACCGTCTCTTTTCCCGCTCGGTCGGCATCCGTGATCTCGTCCTTGAACACCACCTCCACGTAGGACAGCGTGTTCGGATGCGCGGGCCAGGGGCAGGCCTCCCGGGTGGGATACACCCCTGGGCCCAGCCCGTACAGGTTGGCGGTTGCGTGCAGGTCGCAGATATCGGGCTCGGGATGCGCGGGAGAAAGCAGGAACCGCACTCCCGCGGCATCCGGGTGCGCAAGCGCACCAGCGATGTAGGCTTCTCCATGGGCCCGGTTGATCTCCGTGCGCATGAGACGCATGGCATTGTCCATGGGACTGCCGCGGCCGGTCAACAGCCCGGCCGCATGCTCCCCCGTTCGGGCGGCGTTCGCCGCATTCATCTTGTCGGCGAGCTCCGCCGGCACCGCCTGCCCCCGCATCAGCAGCTCGCGTGCCGCCTGGGCCGCGCCGTGGCCCTGGATGATGGCCATTTCGATGGCATTGGTTACAGCCTCGCGTGCATGGCGATCCAGGCGCCAGATGCGGTCGGAGAGCTGCAGGCCGTCCTCCGCGATGAAGGCCCGCACGAAGCGTACCGCCTCGTCGGAGACTCGCATCGCCGCGTCGGATTCCAGCAGCGTCCCGGGCTGCGCGCCCATGGCCGCAGCCGCATCCACCCCAGCGCCGGCGGCGGTAAGCGGTGCGGCGCCGAACCGGGCCGCATTCTCCAGCCCGTTCTCCAGGAGGGCATTGCGCTCGGCCGCCAGCTGGTGCAGGCGTGATTCCACCTGGCCCAGCACGTCCTGCAGCTGCTGCAGGGGGATGTTGCCGTCGGTACCGCCAGCGGCCGCAATACGGGCGCGCAGCTCGGTGGCGGCCCGCGTGTAGATCTGCTCGAGTTCCTTGAGGATGTCCGCATCCAGCGTGTCCATGGCCCGCTGGGCGGCCTGGGTCGCGCGCCGGATGGCGAGCTGGATAGCACGAGGATCTATGTCCTCCATGATCAAATGACGATCAACCAGGGGGATCGTTCTCGGTTCCAGCGTACATCGCCTGCGGAGATGCGATAGGAAATTTGGGAGAGGTGCCGCAGCACAAATAATAGCTGCCATCCGGATAAACCTGACGTAGCCCCTGACACCACACTGTCAATTCGTCCAACCCCACAGGATAACTTCCGGGAGCATAGATTCCTTGCTTCCACCAACATCCTTTACTGGCGCCTGGATACACAGTTGGTCCATTGTGCCGGTAAAATAACCGATCATCGACATACAACTCGAACACACCATCGCGACCCGTCGACCAATAAATATAGGCGACGACATCATGCCATACGAGTGAGTCAACCGGCCATGCTGCGGCCAAATCCCAAAGAGGGCCGTCATCCATCCGCCACCGGCGCAAGCAGACGCCACGCTCATTTACCGCCACTGTCCATGGTGGATGAATCAATGGATCAGGATTGTGAGTATGAAATTGTTGGATGTTGATGGATAAGTCGTTATAGGGAGGGTTGGCTATCAACAGATGATGTTTTCTCTTCCACTCCGGATCGAGCATGTAGCTCCACCAGTACCAGCCTCCGCCAGTGCCGAAGGCATATTCAGAGGTGTAATAGTCTCTGGACAGTTCGGTTCGATATGAACCTGCAATTTTCGGATCGCCACGCACCAGACGCACCTGTGCTACCTGCCCCCGTTGCCCAACGGGATCGTCCACCATCATGATCCGATCGGGATAGGCGCGCTCCTTCGCGTAATGTCTTGGGTTTTCGATCCCGGCTTCGAGTATTTCTGTGCTCGTGATGCGCACCACGTTCGGATTGATTGTCATGACGACAACAGATCAACGGAATAGCCAACCAGCCGGAAAGTATCAGCAGTGTTTGCCGACGCTACAAGAAACGAAACTGTAATCGGATCACCAAGAGCCGGGATAGGCACGTCTGTATAAGCGTTTCCTGTTGCGCTCGATCCCGGTGCCAGGTAGGTTGCGGATGTCGCCGTCAAATCGTTGAATCCGACAGTAACAAACGCTCGCGTACCTCGATTGTTGTCCGCTGGAACGGAACCGATGGCGTACACGGCGCTATCGGATACCGTACCAGTGCTGCCCAATCTGATGTTCCAGGTATTCTGGCCTCCGGTCCCAAGTCTCAGCAGAAATGCCTCGATCTGAATTCTGGAGCGCCCAGGCAGCAGCATCCCACCAGGAATGATTAAAGAGCCTCCACCGCCATTGATAGCAAACACGCCCGATTTCACCCCAGTAATACTGGAAATTGGCGAGTTCAATGTCCCCCAGTTTGAAGCCAGCGCCATGCGTCCATTCATAGGAACCCATCCAGCAAGAGTGGCTGTCCACAGTGAACCTCCATCTCCACCAACATCAGCAATATGGATGATTCGACCTCGGTTTGGGCCAGGCGACGGTCTGTTCACCCAAGGATAGCTCACGATCCAGTTTTTTTTGAATGGATACTCAATTTGCTCCAGCCTCAACGCGTCACTCATGAATCCTCCTGTCAGTTTGCGATATCCGTTCCGCTCTCGCCCTGGCGCCCATTGCCGGGGGTGATGCTGACGCGAGCGGGGTTCGCGCCGCCGTGCGCCTCTGGATAGGGATCGTAATGGCTCGCCTCCCATTCCCTGCGCTCCTCGACATAGGCGGGGTCGAAACCCAGCTCTTCCCACACCATGCCCTGCGGCAGCCCCAGGGCTTTCAGCTTGAGGCCCCTGTCCACCGTCTGCGATGCGGTCTCGGTCCTGCGCTCGGCGAAGGTGATCGTGAAATCCTCCGCATCCGGATTGATGCCCTTCAGCAGGAGGTGCAGACGGAAGCCCGCCTCATAGCCGAACGACAGGGTGTCCTGCAGCACATCCACCTCGTCGTAGTAATCCCGCTTCAGATCCTCGAGGATGTCGCGCGCCAGCCCGTCGGTGTAGCCCATCATCCCTTTCGGCAGGGGCGAGCCGGCGAAGAAGGTATCCAGGAGGTGCACCACGTCGCGTATCTGATCGAGATTGCTGTCCCCCTGGATGGCGACGACTTCCGCATCCTTGTTCACGTAGTAGTCGGTCATGATTTCGTGCTGATCCTTCTCGACGCGGGCGCGATAGGCCTCCACTTCCGCCTCGGTCCAGCCCTTCAGGCGATGCGTCAGCCGCAGGGGCGCGCGTACGCGCCGACGGATCACCAGGTCTTCTTCCGTCATGTCGAGCTTGCGCCAGGTCTTGCGGGCGGCATCGAGGAAGGGACGTCCGAGACTGCCCAGGTCATCGAAGTTGTCCGGATCGAATCGGGCATGGAACAGCTGCCAGAGCGGAAAAACTGCGAGCTCCCTGCCCGTCATGACGTCGACCTGCGTGTAGGCTTTCTTCACGTCCTTGAACCTGCCGGATTCGCTGACATTCGGCAGGATGGTCTCGGACGGCATGCGTACGGCCGCCACCACGTTGAATCCCTTGTCCAGCACCCACTGCACCGGCCAGTTGCCTTCCATCACGAGTCC